TACCGGCACGACGGCAACGTCGTCGGCGTCGAGGACCCGGAGGCCGGCGTCAGCCGCATGTACTGAGGAGCCACGCGATGAGCACCTTCGACGACGACATCCACACGCACGACTCGCGGCTCCTCGGCATGTACGTGGGCTACGTGACGAAGCGCGACGACGAGGAGCAGCTCGGTCGTGTGCGCGTCTGCATCCCGGGCGTGCTCGAGCCCGAGAGCGCGTGGGCGTGGCCGCTGGGGACGAGCGGCGGCGGCTCGAAGGACCGTGGCTTCTTTGCGGTGCCCGAGGAGGGCGCCGAGGTCGCCGTGTTCTTCAACCAGGGCAACGTCGACGCGCCGTACTACCTCAGCGCGCACTGGGGGAAGCCGAACGGAGAGAGCGAGGTGCCCGAGGAGGCGCAGAAGAACCCGCCCGACAACCGCGTGCTCGCCACGCAGACCTTTCGCGTCGAGCTCGATGAGACGAGCGGCGGGCGGAAGCTTCGGCTCACCAACAGGAAGACCGGCGACCACCTCGTCTTCGACGCCGAGGAGAACACCGTGACGCTGCAGGCGACGACGGCGCTCACGCTGCGCGCGGTCGGCGCCATCAGCATCGAGGGCACGCAGATCACCATCGGCGGCCGCGTCGTCCGGCCCATCGCCGCCCCCATCTGAAGGAGACGAACGTGGCCCTCCCGATCTGCCTCGAAATCCCTGAGCTCGGCGATCCGCCGGTCATCACGCTACCGGGCGGCGTGAGCATCCAGCAGTTCAACCTGATGGAGGCCATCCAGCCCGCGCTCACCCCGCTGATGCCCGTGTTCGACATCATCGACACCGTGGTGGCGGTCTTCAACTGCGTGAAGGCCATCCCGGACTCGCTCGGGCCGCCGCCGGACCCCACCGCGCTCGCCGCGTGCATCCCCGAGCTGGCCGAGAAGGTGTCGAAGCTCTTGAAGCTCATCCCGCAGCTTTCTCTGCCGTACACCATCATCGGGATCATCGACCTGGTCATCGACACGCTGAGGCAGGCGCGCGATCAGCTCCTGCACCTGCAGCAGCAGATGCAGCAGATCCTCGGTGCCATCGATCGCGCCACCGAGCTCGAGGACGCGGGGCTGATGGCCATCACGAGCTGCGCGCAGGCGAACGTCGCGACGGAGGCTGCAAATGTCGGCAAGGCGCTCGCGAGCCTTGGGAAGCTCATCGGCATCGTCAACATCTTCCTCGGCATGATCGGCGCGCCCGAGGTGCCCGACCTCTCGAACCTCGCCGGACGTCCGCTCGACGAGGTGGTGCCGCCGATCGACGCCATCGTGAAGGCGCTTCAGGACGTGCGCAGCGCCATCCCGGTGCCGTGAGGACAACCCCATGAGCCGCGAAGCACAGAACCTCCTCATCCCGTTCCGGCGCGACAAGAAGCGCGACTTCGCGGTGGGCAGCGGCGAGGCGCTGCTCGCGTCGAAGGTCCGCCAAGCCCTGCTCACGGAGGGCGCCACGGCGCGCTCGTCGGGGGAGCTGCCCTGGCGCACCAACTTCGGCGCGGGGCAGGCACTCCTGCGCCACCAGCGCAACGACGCCGCCCTCAAGGAGCTGGCCCGGGTCTACGTGCGCGACGCCCTCAAGCGCTGGGTCCCGGGCGCGACCCTCGTGAGCCTCGCCGTCGAGCAGGACGGTCCGGCCCTGACGCTGCGGGTGCGCGTCCGCGAGCGCGAGACCAACGCGGCAGTGGCCGTGTCGATCGAGCGGTGAGCCCGTCCCCGAGGGCTGGTTCTCCGGGGCTTTGCCTCCCCGGAGGCATCCCGTCGTGGCCACGCTGCCCGAGTCCGTCGACTACACCGACAAAGACTTCGACGCCCTTCGGGCGCGGTTGATCGCGCTCATCAAGAGCGTGTTCCCGGACTGGACCGACTTCGACGTCGCCAGCTTCGGCAACCTGCTCGTCGAGCTCTACGCCTACGTCGGCGACGTCCTGACGTTCTACCAGGACAACCTCGCCCGGGAGTCGCGGCTCGTCACGGCCACGCAGCGCAAGAGCGTGATGGCCCTGGCGAAGATGCTCAGCTACCGGCTGCACGGCGCCCAGGCGGCGACCGCCGAGGTCTGGCTCCAGCTCGCCCGTGTGCCGGTAGCCAGCGTGACCTTCCCGGCCGGCACGGTGCTGCGCACGCAGGAGGTCACCGAGCCGGTGCGCTTCCAGCTCCTCGCGCCCGCGGTCATCGCGGCCGCCGCCGATCCGCCGCGCGTGCTCGTGCTGGTCGAGAACTCGAAGGCGCACACGCAGCTCTTCGACGCGCGCGGGCTCGCCGACCTCGAGCTGCATCTCGACTTCGCCCCGTACCTCGACGACTCGGCCGTCGTCTCGACGCCGCAGGGTGCGTTCACCGAGGTCGACAGCTTCCTCGACTCGCGCCCGAACGACCGGCACTTCGTGGTCGCCGTCGACCAGAACGACCGCGCGACGCTGCGCTTCGGCAACGGTGTGAGCGGCATGCCACCGAGCGGCACCGTCTCGGTCACCTACAAGACGGGCGGCGGCAGCGCGGGCAACGTCGACGCCGAGCGCATCGCTGTCATCGAGGGCGCCTTCAAGGACGCGTACGGCAACGCGGTGCAGGTCAGCGTGCGGAACCCCGCACCCGCCACGGGCGGCGCAGACCGGCAGACCGTCGCCTCCGCGAAGCTACTCGCGCCCGAGAGCCTGCGCGCGCTGACGAGGACCGTCGCCCGCGAGGACTTCGAGATCAACGCACGCCGTCTCTCCGGCGTCGCCCGCTCGCTGATGCTCACGTCGAACGAGGATCCGAGCATCGCAGAGAACACCGGCATCCTCTACGTCATCCCGCAGTCCCAGGCGCCCGGCGCGATCCCCACGCCAGCGCTCAAGAACCTCGTGCTCCAGCAGGTGACCGAGGTCTACCCCTGCACGCTCACGTTCCAGGTCAGCGTGCAGGACCCGGTCTACAAGACCGTCGACGTCGCCGCGCGCATTTTCCTGCGCCAAGGCTACGCGCCGAACGACGTGCGCGACCGCGTGCGCGCAAACCTCGCCGCGTACTTCCGCGTGAACGAGCCCGACGGGACGCCGAACCCGCTCGTCGACTTCGGGTTCAACATCAAGGACGCCGAGGGCAACCCGGTCGGCGAGATCGCCTGGTCGGACCTCTTCAACGTCATCCGCGACACGCCGGGCGTGCGGAAGATGGGCGACGCGCGGCTCGACCTGACGCTCAACGGCCTGCCTGCCGACGTACGCCTCAACGTGCGCGAGTTCCCGGTGCTGCGGACCGTGACGCTGGTGAACGGCGACACGGGGGAGCTGCTCTGATGCCGGTCCTCAACCCCAGCTTCGAGGACGCGGGCGCGCTGCCCGGCGAGGCCGAGCACTGGACGCTCTCGGCGGTGACGAGCCTCGAGGAGATCGCGGGCTTCGGCACCGCGCCCGAAGAGGCGTGGGAGGACTTCGATCGCTGGTTCGACTTGCTCGACTCCATCGACGACGTGGTCGTGGTTCTCGCGTTCTTCGACAGCGCGCTCAAGGGGTACGAGGAGTTCGAGAGCGGCTGGGCCAACGTCGTCTACCTCTACGACCTGCCGCCCGCGCAGCTCGTCACCGCGACCTTCGACGGGCTCGCCGCCGAGGAGTGCGAGACGGGGTGGAGCAACGTCCCCTACGCGCGGGAGTGGGCCGACGTCACCGCCGCGACGGGGGTCTTCGACGGCGAGCCGCGCGAGGACTTCGAGGACCAGTGGCGCAGCAACCAGCTCTACGCCTGGACGTGGGCGGCGGTCACCTCGAGCACCGCGATGTTCGACGCAGGCGCGCAGGCCGTCGAGGACTTCAACAACGGGTGGACGCCCGCGACGACGCAGTGAGGAGCTAGCAATGGCCGAAGCAGACTGGACGTACCTCAACGACGGGCTCGACATCGCGACGGTCGACCGGGGCGTGACCGCGGGCATCGCGCGGCCACCGGGCGGCGGCAGCTTCCTCTACGCCTTCAACTCGCTCTCGGCCGTCGAGGGAGCGGTGGGGCTCTTCGCCAACCTCGCCAGCTTCGCTCCGATGGCCAAGGGCGGCTCCATTCGAGGCGTCGTGCAGCGTGGCCCGGGCGGCGGTCCCACCGGCTTCTCGCCGTTCTTGTTCCTCTGTTGTCAGGGCAACTCGGTCAACGACAGCGCGTACCTGCTCGGCCTCTCTGACGACGATCCGCACCGCATCGTGCTCCGCAAGGGCGCGGTGACGGTCGGCCTGCCCACGGCCGACGGGCCTGGCGTGCTGCTCAAGTCGGCGGCGTCGTTCGCGCAGGCGACCTGGCTCCACCTGCGCCTCGACGTCATCGTGAACACCAACGGCGACGTCGTCCTCAAGGTCTTCCAGAACGACCTCGCGCTGCACGCGCTCGGCACGCCGCCCGACTGGCAGCCCGTGTCCGGCATGGTGGAGTTCATCGACGACCACCTCGGCATCAACTCCGGCTCGCAGCCGCTCACGTCGGGGCGCGGCGGCTTCGGCTTCTCCGTGAAGGATGTCACGCGGCGCGCGTACTTCGACCACCTCGAGCTGTTCCGGCAGGTGTAAGCGATGGCGCTGACCGCGTTCACCAGCCGTCTCGGGCGCGGACAGGGGCGCCTCGCGACGTCGAAGGCGACGGGCGGCGACTATGCCTTCGTCCTCGGCGATGCCGAGCTCGGGCGCCTCTTCGAGCTCGCACCCGGCGACCACGCCGAGGTCACGCAGCAGACGGACCTCACCGGCGTGATGCTGGTGCGCGCGCTCCTGCGGCTGCGCGTGCCGGCGTCGACCCCTCCGGGGCTCGCGTGGGAGGCCAGCATCATCGTCGATGGCACCAAGCTCGCGTTCATGCGCGCCAAGCCCGGCCGCGAACGACTCGTCACCGATCTCGCCGCGAACGTCTCGAAGCTCTCGGGCCTGCACACCATCGGCGTGCGGCTGGAGCTGGTGACCGCGTGAGGAGCCCGGCATGAGTACCATCGAGCTGCCCGCGCTCTACGTCGACTCGGTCGCGCTGGTCGCGACGACGCCGAGGCTCGTGCTCGTGAACCGCGATCCGAGCCCAGGCGAGACCGGCGTGCCCATCGACGCAACGCTCGCCCTCGAGCTGGTCGACACCGGGCCGGACGGCGTGGACCGCTCGACCGCGCGCGTGTGGATCGACGGCGTCCTCGCGTTCGACGGCAGCGCCTTGCCCGAGCTCGCCCCGGCCTTCGCGGGACCGCTGGCCAGCGTCACGCAGACCACCGACACGCTGCGCGTCGTGCTGCATCCGGTGGTTCCGCTCGCGAGCTTGGCCACGGTCCACGTGCGCGTGCTCGCTCAGACCGTGGGAGGCGCGGCCTCGCTCGACGAGGTGTACTCGTTCGTCGTCGAGGATCGGACCGCACCCCGCGTCTTCGGCGCGCAGGCGCTCGCGCCGAAGATCGTGCGCGTAGGATTCGACGAGACCGTGCTGGTGCCGAGCGCGGCGAGCTTCCTGCTCACGCCCAAAGGCGCGCCGGCCGTCTCAGTCACCGTCGCCGGTGTGAACGTCGAGGGGAGTGTCGTCCTCCTCACGCTCGACACCGAGATGACGCCCGACGTGCTTCACGAGGTCGTGGCCGTCGGCGTGACGGATCTCTTCGGCAACGCCGTCCTCGGTCCCTACGACCGCGCCACCTTCACCGGCTTCCGTCCCGCACGCCCGGAGCGGCGCCGCTTCGATCTGTGGCGCATGCTGCCGAAGCACAACCGGCGTGACGATCACACCGGCGACCTGTTCCGTTTCATCGCGTGCCTGCAGGAGGTGACGGACCTCCTGCTCGCCGACGTCGATCGCTGGCCCGACATCTTCGACCTCGAGCGGGCGCCGGAGGCCTTCGTCGACCTCATCCTGCGCGACCTCGGCAACCCGTTCCCGTTCGAGCTCGACGCGACGGGCAAGCGGCGGCTCGCGTCGGTGCTCGTCGAGATGTACCGACAGAAGGGCACGGCCAAGGGTATCCAGAACGCGATCCGCTTCTTCCTCGGCATCGACATCTCCGCCATCACGCCGTTCAACGCCGACACGCTCACCCTCGGCGAGTCCGAGCTGGGCGTCGACTGGGTGCTCGGCCCCTCCGACCGCTTCGCGCGCTACGCCTTCAACGTCGTGGTCGCGCGTATCCTCGCGGACCGGGAGCGTCGCCAGCTCCGGGCCATCGTCGAGTACCTGAAGCCCGCGCACACGCACTTCGTGGACCTCGTCGAGCCGCTGCCGCCCATCGTGCCGAACCACTGGGAGCTGGGCCTCAGCGACCTGGGAGAGACCACGGACCTGCATTGAGGGGGGCCGGGCGTCGTCAGGAGTGGTTGATTATAACCGACGCGACTGTTATAAATTGCGCCAGATCCGTCGATCCTCTGGAGCGATTCATGACCGCAGCCGTAACCGTCGATACCTCCCAACTGCACGCGCTCGCCGCCCGACATGGGCTCAAGCTTCATGGCCCACTGACCGTGAATGAGCTTGGGCTCGACTATCGGGTCGTGATTGCCACCGTCGACGATGGACGTCGGTGGGTGCTGCGCATCCCGCGCCGGGCCGAGGTGAGCGCGAAGGTCGAGCCAGAGGCGCGGGTGCTGGCGATGCTCAAAAAGCGCTTGCCGTTCGCGGTGCCGGACTGGCGCGTGGCCAACGCCGAGCTCGTTGCCTATCCCATGCTCGAGGACTCGACTGCGATCGTCCTCCAACCTGGCTCGTCCACGCCCGACTGGGTCGTGCCGCAGGACTCGGAGGCCTTCGCGGAGAGCTTCGCGACGGCGCTCGCCGCCCTGCACGCCGTCCCCGTCTCCGCCGCCGTAGATGCGGGGATGCTCATCCGCACGCCGCCGCAGGCCCGTCAGAAGGTGGCCGACGACGTTGAGCGCGTCCGACGCGAGTTCGTGGTGAACGACAAGCGCCTCCACCGATGGCAGCGCTGGCTCGACGACGATTCGTCGTGGCCAGACTTCTGCGTGGTCGTGCATGGCGATCTCTACGTGGGCCATGTGCTCGTCGACAACACGGAGCGCGTCAGCGGGATGATCGACTGGAGCGAGGCCCGCGTGGATGACCCTGCCATCGACATGGCCTCGCACCTCATGGTCTTTGGCGAGGCGGGGCTCGCGAAGCTCCTCCTCACGTACGAAGCGGCTGGAGGCCGGGTGTGGCCGCGGATCGCCCACCACATCGCGGAGCGCCTTGCGCTCGGGTCGGTCACCTACGCGCTCTTCGCCCTCGAATCGGGTAACGAAGAGCACCTCGCTGCGGCGAAGGCGCAGCTCGCCGCAGAGGAATGAGCGAACGTCGGCATGGCCCGCTCGCGACCCTGCTCGCGGCGATCTTTCTCTTCCGGATCGGCAACGCGGTGGCGACCCTAGCGCTTCCATGGTTCGTCCTGTCTCAGACAAAGAGCGCGGCCTGGGCGGGCGCCACGGCCGCGAGCAGCGTCATCGCGACCATTGCTGGCGCGTGGGTTGGCGGTGGCCTCGTCGATCGGTTCGGGCGCGCGCCTGTCGCATTGATCTCGGGTGTGGTGGGTGGCGTGGCCACGGCGAGCATCCCGCTGCTCGATGCCGTTGGCGCCCTCTCGAGCACTGGGCTGATTGTTTGCGTGGTGCTTGGTGCCGCGTTCGACGCACCCGGGATGGCTGCGCAGGACAGTGCGCTGCCCAAGCTCGGCGACGTCGCTGGGCTCTCCGTCGAGCGCGTCTCGTCACTGAAGGCGGTGATCGGGAACGTCGCTATCCTAGGTGGCCCGGCCCTTGGGGGAGCAGCAATCGGCCTGCTTGGCGCTGCGCCAACGCTCGGGTTGACGGCGTTCTGCTCCGCCCTTGCAGGTCTACTCGGCGCGTGGGTGCTTCCCGCGCGTGCCGCACGGACGATGGCGACGGCGGCGACTCTCTCCATACGCGCCGGCGTCGCTTTCCTCTGGCGCGAACCCCTGCTGCGTCCTCTGTTTGGCCTCGTGATGATCTTCGTGGGCGTCGTCGGCGCCAACGGCAGCGTCATCATGCCTGCGCTGTTTGTGGATGCAGGACGCCCAGTAGCAGAGCTCGGGCTGTTCTCATCCATGATGGGGGCCGGTGGGATCCTGGGCGTCGTTGTTCATGCGTCGGTGGGCACCCGGATGCCGGCGCAAAGCTGGCTGGCAGTCGCATTCTGTGGCTCCGCGACGGGCTCGCTTCTGCTTTCCCAGTTGCCACACGTGTCGGTGCTGATGATGTCGGGCGCGCTCGTGGGACTGCTGACCGGCCCAGTGTCCCCCATCCTGAACGCTGCCATCTACAACCGCACGCCGTCCGAACTTCTCGGCCGGGTACTCGGTACGGTCTCGGCGGTGATGCTGTCGGCCGCGCCCATGGTCATGCTCGCAGCCGGCGCGTTTGTCGACCATGCCGGTCCGCTCGCAGGTCTCGTTGTATCGGCCATGTCTGCAGGGCTCGTGGCTCTACTCTCGCTCCGTCTTCCGTTTGCTCCGAAGGCGACCGCAGCCACAGCCGCCGCTCCCGTCCGTGCTCACGGTGAACGCTAATGCCCCGCCCCAAGCTCAAGTCCGATGACGAGGTACTCGAGGCCGCCACCGCTGTGCTCAAGCGTTGCGGCCCCATCGACTTCACGCTCAGCGGAGTGGCGAAGGAGGCGGGGCTCTCTCGCGCAACGTTGATCCAGCGCTTCACCAACCGCGACACGCTGCTTGTCAGGATGATGGAGCGCGGCGTCGCACAGGTGCGGCGTTACCTCGACGCGATGCCGCTGGGCGCAGGGCCGCAAGGGCTCTGGGAGTTCTTGCAGGCGCTCGTTCGGAGCATGAATGCCCGCAACGACTTCTCGGTGAACTATCTCATCTCTTGGTATGAGCTCCAGGTGCCAGAGCTACGCACGCTCGCGATCCAGCGGAACCGCGCTGTGGTGGAGGGGATCCGCAAGCGATTGCCCCCAGGCGCGGTCGCGGAAGCGGAGCTGCTCCTGCACTCGGTCATCGCGGGCGCAACGACGCAATGGGCGGTCGATCCGAACGGCGAGCTAGCTGATTACGTGCTGGCTCAGATCGCTGCCACCCTACGCTTGATGTTTCCCGAGCAAGACGATTTCCAAATTCTCCAGGCACAAGCGTAGACGGGGGGGGGCAGAGTCGTGTCCCCTACAGCAAGCGACGAACACGACCGTCGTCGCCTAACAACCTGACGGCCTGTCCCTGGCCGCCGGTCCGCCCGGCTTTGCCTCCCTGAGAGCCACGTGGGCGCTCCGAGGCAAGGACATGGCCGATCGCGTCGACTTCTACTTCCGCCAGCGCGTCACCGAGGCCGAGCTCGACCTCGCGTTCGCGTTGCTCGAGAAGGCGGACCGGGACCTCGCCGCCGACCTGAACATCTACGGCATTGTCTCGGGTGCCGTCCCGGCGCCGCACTCGCCGGTGCCTGACCTGACCGTGGACCTCACCGCGCCCGGGCGGGCGTACGACAACCTCGGCCAGCGCATGTTCTTCGGCACGGGCCAGACCGTGGACTGCGCCGTCGACCTCGTGGGCATCCCGACCGATGTCGCTACAGTCGGCAACGAGCGGTGGCTCGGCATCTTCCTCCGTTTCAAGCGCCAGCTCTCCGACCCGCGCACGGACGGCAACTCCCAGCAGGTGTTCTTCCGGCGCGACGAGTCGTTCGAGCTCGTGGTGCGGCAGGCACCCGAGGGGGCCATCGGCGTCGCGCCGAAGCCCGCGCTGCAGGCCGACGAGCTCCTCCTCTGCGACGTCCGTCGTCGCCCCGGGCAAACGCAGATCCTCGTCGCGGACCTCGACACCTCGCGCCGGCAGGCGTTCGTCTTCGCGCAGGGCACTTCGGTGGCCGTGACCACCGGGACGTGGAGCATTCTCCAGCCGCTCGCCGCGACGGTGCAGGCAGCGTTCGACGAGGCCGACGCCGAGCTGCGCGACCACTTCACGGCGGTCGCGCGGCGCCATGCGGCGACCGCGATCGACTACGCGCCACACGGGTTCGTGGGCGCGGGCAACGTGCAGGCCGCCGTAGACGAGTTGATCGACGACCTCGCTACCGGAGCGGTGGGCAGCTCCGGTGCCTCGCGCGTCGGCGTGGATGCGGCGGCGGGCGCTCCCAACGCGCTCCCTGCGGGCTCCGTGAAGAGCCAGCTTGCGCAGCTCCTCGGGTTCCTGAACACGCACGTGAGCGCCCCGACCGGTGCGCACAACGCTGCGGCCATCGCGGCGACGCCTCACAACAACATCGCCGGCACGAACGTCCAGTCGCAGCTCCAGGAGATCGTGACGGACCTCGTAGCGACCGGGGCAGCGTCGCCGGGCGCGGGGCTCGTCGGCGTCGATGCGATCGCGGGCGCGCCCACGGCGATCGCGGCCGGCACGCTGCGCGCGGCCCTCGTGACGCTGCTCGGCGGACTCAACAGCCATGTGAACCAGGCGAGCGGCGCACACGCCGCGAGCGCGGTCTCGGTCGCTGACGCGGGCGCGAACCTGAACGCCACGAACGTCGAAGCGGCGCTCGCGGAGATCCTCGACGCCTTCGAGGACGACCACTTCAAGGGCAACGAGGCGAACGCCGGCCAGCACCGCACCATCCACATCCCATCGCTCGGCGGGACGAAGGCCCTCATCCTCGACGCGAACGCGTCCGGCACTGCCTCGACGCGCCTTCGCATCTACTCGGACACCGGCTCCATCTGGTTCACGCTGAACGCCTCGTGGGATGGGACCCAGTGGGTGCGTGACGCGTCCGGGACCTTCTGCGGGGCGTTTCGCTTCGCCCGCAACGAGATCGAGTTCCTCCACGAGGACTCATTCGCTGCGACCTTCACCACCTGGACGCGCACCTGGCGCCTGCCGATGAGCAGCACCGTCAACTCCGCGTTCGAGCTGACCGGGACGGTGCGCGAGGTCGGGCGCCTCGGGATGGAGTGGACCAACAGCTTCAACGGGACACGCACGGTCGCGGGCGGTGGCGGCGTCACCTTCCGCAACCGATTCCCGGCGGCGCCGTCGTCGATCACGTTGAGCGTGAACTCGGCAAGCGGCGGCTTCTCCGGCACGCCGAGCACCGGCTACGCGGACCGCGATGGCTTCGGCTTCTTCTCGTACCAGTCGCTCGGGGCAGCAGCGACCGCGTACTGGTTCGGCTCGTACACCGCCATCGCGTGAGGAGCATATGGCAATTCAGGAGATCACCAGCACCGAGCTCGTTCAGCGCTGCGCCAAGTGCGACCGCGAGAACCGCATCGTACTCGCCGACCTGGAGGTCGGGGTCGAACGCGACGACCAGGTCGAGGACAGCGTCGTGCCGCTCCCCGAGTGCCCGACTTGCCACTCCCGCGAGTTTCTTCTTCGCTCGCCAGCAGAGGAGCAGGAACATCCTGCGCAAGACAGCGCTGGCTATCTCCATCGGCTCCTCGTCGACGATCTTCACGCCGAACTCGTGAAGAAGGGGCGCGTCGTCGCGAGGCTGAAGGACAAGACGGCTGAGGTCTTCACGCGCCCCATCGCCACCGCGGTCAAGCAGCGCCTCTTCGACAAGGGGCTCAAGCTGCCGGCGCGCGCCGTCGAACAGCTCCAAGGCAAGGAGCCCGGCCAGTGAGCGGCGGCTTCATCGTCGGCGGCAAGGCCACGTGCCCGGTCGAGGGGCTCTCGATTCGCACGTTCGCAGAAGACGGCGTCCATCGGTTTCCGTCAAAGGGCAAGCGAGCTCGCGCGGTCGAGCTCGTCGTCCACGAGACCGTCACGCGCAGCGTCGACTCCACCATCGCGGTCCTGAAGAAGCGCGGGCTCAGCGTCCACCTCGTGATGGGCGCGGACGGCGCACTCACGCAGCACGGAGACCTCGCGACAGACATCCTCTGGCACGCGAGCCAGCACAACGGCGCGTCGTTCGGCGTCGAGGTCGTGAACCCGTACTACCCGAGCTACCTGAAGCCGGGCCTGCCGTGGGACCGCGTCATCAAGGCGCCGTGGGCGCACAAGGGTGAGTACGTCCTGCCGACACCCGCGCAGGCGGAAGCGGTCGCCGCGCTCGTGCGCTGGACGACGAGCGCGCCGTCGGCGGGCATCGCGGTGCCGCGCGCGTGGCCGGGGCTGCGGGACGGACGCTTCGCACTGGGCCTCGTCCCTGCTGCCGCGAAGGCGCCGCTGCCGGGTGTGCTCGCGCACCAGTACTTCGGGCACGCCGACGGCTCGATGCTCGTCCTCTACGCATGGCTGCGCCTCGAGGCCGGGCTCGCGCCGGACGTCGCGTTCGAGCAAGCGGTGAAGCGCGCCACCGGCGTGCGCCGTGCCGACGTTCGAGACCTTCTGCCCACGCCCGCCGTGGCCTGAACGACGAGGAGAGAGCCGACATGGACAGCTTCACCAGCGTTGCGACGTGGCTTCAGGCGACCGGCCCCTACGGCCTCGTCGCGGTGCTCGGCTGGGCCTTCTGGCGCGTGAACGAGAAGAAGGACGCGCAGCTCCGCGAGCTGTTCGACAAGGTCGCCGAGATGGGGCGCGTGCAGACCGAGGCCGTGACCAAGGTCGAGGCCGCGCTCGTCGCGCTGAAGGACGCCATCGAGGACCTTCACGACAAGGCTGCGTGAGGGCCGCACGCGGAGTTCTCGCGAGGTAACGCGGGCTTCCGCGCGCGGTCGATTTCTCGCTTCTTCGCCTTGGAAGGTCGCCAGAAGGAAGCCTGTATGTCGTCGCGAACGGGGCGCACGGCACGGACCACCCCGACGGAGACGACGACATGAAGGTGAGCGAGCTGATCGAGTTGCTGGAGGAGCAGGACCCGGACGCCGAGGTCCTCGTGATGATGCAGCAGAACTGGCCGTTCGAGTGCTCCTTGGCGGGCGTGACGACG